CATAGATAAAGAACGCCCAGTTGTATTGTTTCTAACTACACCAATATATGATAAACTTGTATTCCCAGCATCATCTACAGAACGCACTTGATTTGGTCTACGCTGTGTTCTAACTAAAACCTTACCTCCTATTTTAGTTCCTTCCCAAATATCATCTACGTATCTTGTTTCTACAGTTTCGTTTTTTCTTGGCCTGTAATCATCTGATACAAGTTTTTTAAATGGCCTGCTTGGGTCATATTTATTTTCTGATATTTTAAAACGTAAAGACCTAACTGATTTCCATTCACAAGTTATTACTCTAATTCTATTTTCAGAATCTTCATACATATTTACCCAATCAATATTAGAATTGTAATTAGCTAATTGGTCATGACTATATACACGAGACATTTCTGCAATTAAATTTACATCTTCATCAGTTAGTTCGTCTCTATACTCATCTACAATTTCATTAAGAGAAAGCCACCTTTCTTCTCCTACCCATGTTGCATCATCTAAATAATCAGAGTTCATTCCAATATCATACACAACAGCTCTTGGGTCAATTCTTCTTACTTGTGGGTCTCTATCTTGTATATCTACTTTATAAAATTCTTTACCAGTTACAAGTAAATCTCTAAACCCTTCTTTAAATAAATCTTTATAATTATATCTGTTTACTAAATATTCTAAACCATCTTGAGCTGTTTCTTCTACCATTTCTTTATAGTTATATCTCATATATAAATCTATATCTTCTGGTAAAGGCATACCGTCTCCTTCCATTTCAATTTTAAATCCTTCTTCTTTTTCAAACTCAGCATGAATATCATCAAGAATACTTCGCATTATTAGTCCTACTTTTTTGTCTTCTTTTCTTAATATTGCTTCTTTATTTACAGTTGCTACTTTTAAATCTGTAGGCCTACGTAATTCTTCTCCAACAAGTAAATCAATTTTTGGCTGTATAATAGGATAGTTTACAAGTCTAGCTGGATAAGCCATACCGTATTGTTCAGTTATATATTTAAAATCATCAGCATGAAGATTACCATTATATATATTATAATTAGTTATATCTGCGTGTCTGTTATTTTTAAATGATGAGTTTTGATAAGACATATAACTAACTATTGCGTTAATTACTGAGTCACACCATTCATCTGTTTTTTCACTTTCCTTAACAACCATTGAAGGAAATCCACTTACTTTACTTGCCATATTTTTTATATTTTAACAGGTATACCCCTGCTGTTCAATTTATAATAATTAAATCCTATATCAACTACTTCTTCTTCTTTTTTACTAGCTTGTGTTCTGTAGTTATCTATATTGTGAATTAAACAAATACCAAAGGCCATAGCCCTATCTGTATTTCTTAATCCATAGTTTGCTAGCTCATCTATTAAATCTAAGAACCATATATCATCTGCGTTCTCTCTTATGTAATCATCAATTAAATCTTCTAATAATGATTTTACCTGCTTGTTCATATGCACACCATATCTGTTTCTAGTTTTAGTTCCAGGATTATGTGCTGACTCTGGTTTTTCTTTTAAAAATCTTAAACCATTTCTTCTTTTAAAATAATCTAAAATTCCTATCTTTGTATATTCAACTAGCATCTTACTATTATAATAAGCTGCAAGTTTTAAACATCCTTCCCAAAAGTCCTCTTTCTTTTCTGGTCTGTCGGTATACTCGGCTACAACATAGTCACCTGGAGTATCGGCATCTAAAAATCTTCTATATATAATTGCACTACCTAAAGACTCAGAAGCCCCTGCACTATCTTGGTCATAAGAGTCAATACCTCCTATATCTAAATTTTTATATTCTGGTTGTGGGTGTTCTAATATTTTATATGGACCATCAGGATTAGCTGTCCATTTAACCTCCCACTCATCTTCTTCATTGTACGTCCAGCTTAAGTTTCCTGATTGTATTTGACTTCTATAATCTTTACTTCCTAGTATTCTAGAGCGTTGTGCATTTAATAAAGATATATCAAACCTAGATGTTTTAGTATTTAAAAATGCTTCTTGTACTGTTAATGGATAGTTTTGTATATGTAAATTAAAAGCTTCTCTATCGCCAGATTTTTCTATATTTTCTCTTTCTTCTTTTAAAGTATCCAGCGCCCCATCAATATCTTCTGCTCCTGTTTTAATATTAAAGAATCCATAATAAGCTCTATTAGCTGGAATAAACATAGGAATTAAATTATATGCATCTGACTCGTAATACATGTCCATAAAATCTTTAGATGCTTTTGATATATCACCACCAGTACCTCCTACAATAGGAACACCGAATTGTACGTTACCATCCATAAAACAAGCTTTAGAAGACATATATGCATTTTTTAAATGTTTAAACTCACCTGCTTCTTCAAATACCATCAAAGATACACGCTCACCTTTAAATACTTCTGGGTTATCCATTGTTCTACATATTATGGTAGACTGATAACCTCCGACTTCCCACTTACCATCTGAGTTTTTTTGTTTATATCCAGAACGTAATATGCCATCAGTATCTTTAATCAAGCTATGTTTAAAATTAGAATGTATACCATTCAAACCTTTTTTAGTTTTATCAAAGAACGCATCTGCTGTCATCTGCAAACCAGCAGCAATACCTACATCATTAAAAGGAAAGAATGTAAACTCATGAGCTAGCATACCTGAGTTCATATATGAAAACCCTTTATCCCTAGCTTTGATTACTATCATTCCTTTTTCATCCTTCTTGCAAGTTTCAAATAAATCAAAATACTCGTGGTCCATTGTTCTGTACCATGGAGATATTAATGTTTTACGAGAACTTTTATTTCCATCATTACCTAATATTTTATAATAGTTTAAATAAAAATAATACTTACCAGATATTTTTTTCATACCTTTTGGTTTGTATCCATTTACACACCTGTCTAATTCTTTTTCCCAGTATTCTTGATAAGCTACTGAATCTGCATTTAGACTTGGGTGACCATTATTAACTACAGGTCTATATTTTTGTGGGTCAACTTTAGCTTTACCCATACTTTAACTTCTTTACCTTTTCAAAACCAAACATATTTTGATTTTCTTTTCTAGCTAACTTATTATGATATTCCATTTCTATATCGTAATTATGTTTTTCTAGGCCAAGCTTTGAGTATTCTCTTGCTTTTTCTAAATTTCCCTGTTTATAAAAAAACATATACCTGCCTTTTAAATAAGCAAGTCTATGCTTTATATTGTCCTGTTCAGCCACTAATCGTTTTGAGCTCTGTATCCTCCAACAGCTCCACTAACATAGTTTATTTTACAACCCGTGTTACAATCCCATTTACGTAAAGACTTATTAATTCTAGAATTAGGGTCACGTGCTGTTTTAGCTGAGGTTAACTTAGCTTTCATTCCTTTCATTCTTGCACAAAAAGATTTACGTCTTTTAGATGTTTTGCTTTTTGTAGGAGCTTTTAAAGTACCGCCTTTATAACTTGCTCTACCTTTAGCATTCAAACCACCAGAAGGACTCTTACCTTCTTTTCTTTGCCACGCTGGAGTTGCCATTAGTCGTGTTGCATTCTTCCTCCGCCTGGATACATGTTTTTCTTCATCATACCTCCACCTGGATATTTCATTTTACCACCTTTCATGTACATTGATTGTGTTTTACCACCATACATAAAATCTTTATCAGAATTCATTTTGCCGCCCATAGCCATAAAACCCATTTTGTTTCTAACACCAGTAGGTAATTTAGCTAGTCCAGGATTTTTTGCAGCATCTACTGGTTTTAACTTTCCGCCTTTCTTATAAGTCATTTTTTCTCTTTTAAGAATTTCTGGAGCAGATTGTCCAGCATCAGTACTATATTTCATAGAACCTCCTTTTTTATACATCATCTTTTTTTTCTTATGTTTCATTTTTTAATATTTAATCATGTTGTTTATAAAATTTACCACCTTCACCATATCTACTAACTCTACCCTTTTTACTTTTTTCTCTTGCTGCTGCTCTTTTTTCTCCAGCACTTAACTCAGACCATGTCTTAGGAGTGTCCTTAGATATTTTTTTTGTAGGCCTAAAAGTGTTTTCACCTTTCTTATAGTCTTTTTCTCCTGAAGGTGTTCTCCAGTCTTCCTTAAACCATCTCTTAAGCCTAAGCCCCGCTTTTGTTTTTCTTACTGCCATTAATCGTGTTGTGGTATTCCTTTACCGCACTTGTCTACAGGATAACAAAACTTACCACCATGCTTCATTTTCATTCCTTCTGCTCCTTTCTTTTTACTTTTATTTCCCCAGTTGGCTGCACCAACCTTTCTACATTTAGCCATAGCACCACTTCTGTATGCTGAGGTCTTAGGCCCATATCTACTTACTACTTTGTTATAACACGCATCTTTTGGCATAGTCTTATTATTTAGTTTCTTCTAATTGCTCTTTTTTATTTTCCAAGAAAGACAATCCCTTGTCTCCTTGTATCTTTTGTCTTTGCCCCCTTCTTTCTATTGCGTCTAATAATGACTGTCTGGTTTTTAAAATTTTTTCAATACCTATCATTATCTTTTGAAGACTTTCAGCACTGTCTTCGTCTACTCTCATGTTATTCATAAACAAAGTAAATTGGTCTATCTTAACATTAAAAGCTCTAAGCTGCTCATCAAGCGGGTCAAACTGTAGCTTCTTGTATTTTTCAAGCGCAGCTTGAACCTCAGGGCGCGAAGCGCCTCGCCACTCATACGTCCCGTATGTGTCTTTAGATACAGCTTTGTATCTTTCTTTTTCATTAAAATGTCTGTAGGGACTATCATAGTCACATACTAAAGCAATCCACTTTAATGCATCAGCTCCCAATTTATCCGCTTTTAAGACTTTTAGAAATTCAGGTACCCCCGTTATTCCATCATCGTCTTTATATACGTCCCCCTTCCTGTTAAGATTTAATAGGTACATTAATCAAGACCCATTAACCTTTTAAACTGTTCGTACTTACCACCCATAGCCATTTCATTTTTTTTCTCCATTATCATTTTCTTTTCATCATCAGACAATTCATCTAAATGTTTATATCCTAACTTATCCATTCTGTCATGGTCTTCTTTGTTTTCAGCTACAAATTTTTCTCCTGTTGCTGTATTGTACATATCATGTGGATACTTAGGTCCTTCCGCTTTACCTCCTTCTTCCATTGTCTTTAATTGATTCATGTAGTTTTCTTTTGAAAAAGCTGTAGTGTCTTCTTCTGTAGTTGGTCTTTTACGAGTAGCGCCATACTTATCTATATAGTCTTGATTCATCATGCTACCACTACCAACTTGCATATATCCAGGAGTTCTATCTTTTTCTGGACTCATCATTGAACCAGCCAACATTGGTACTGACTCATAAGGACTCTTATAAAGACCCCCCTCATCATACGAATACACTATGGATTGTTTTGTTTCTTTAGCATACTTTCTAGCAGCATCTTGTCCTGCTGTGGTATAACTAAATTTTTTATTTCCAACTGTAGGCATAATTTTTTTTTACAAAGGTAGTGAATTTATTTAAGATACTGAAGATGAAGCTTGGTGACCCATTGTGGACGACCAAGTTTATACTTAAGTGCCATGCTCTTGCCTATAATAGCAAAGTTTAAATCTAAGATGCGATTAACAAGATTAGGTTCATCATTAACCAGCTCGTCAAAATTTTCGTAAGCTCTCTTTAAACAATAAGCATTAAGCTCATCAGAAAATGTGATGTCCCCATTATAAAACTCTTTGTGATTCAAACTCATTTATTATATACAGCGTACACCTTAACGCCTTTAATGTCATTAATTAATACTTTATCAGACTTTACT